ATGAAATCAATCCAGAACAAAGGAATAAACCTCACCGCAGAAGACCTCAAAAATCGAATCGCTGACAGAAAAGAACGATATGCCAAGCAGCAGGCACGACGCGAGAAATTGGAACAAACCATGGAGAACACCCGCAATGACATCGAGCAACTGGAGTATACCCTTGCACAGATGGAACGTACCGCCAAGCGCTCCCGCAATGCTGCCGCACAGCCTTCCCGTTTTGTCCCCCGCGAGCGTATCGCTAGCTTCTTTGCCCGTGTTTCCCGTTTTTTCGACCACCTTCAGCACCGCTTGCACCGTAGCTTGAACTATACTTGGTTCTGCCTTGTGCTATGCTCCCGATATACTTTTCAGAGCCGCCTGAAAAGCGTGGAACGCTGCTGTCTTACACCGGCCACGGTGCTGGGGTACTTCAAGAGGGAGAGGGAGATGTAACCAGTGACTTCGCTCTTATGGTAGAAGCAGCCTTAGGGATTAGTGCGGAACTCCTCGTTAATAGGCAGGCGAGATATAATATGGCTGTCTCTCTTAAAAAAAATCGCTGACCGATAAGTTGCATGAAATACACAAAATGTGTGCTTCACTACTATAGTATGAAAGTGTTGCTTTTATCAATAAGACAGTGAGGGTGTGTCATCAACCGTTTTGACACATTCATTTTTCTTGAGCAAGTTTTCTTATTGCCACTCGAACTTTCCCAGTTTTCCCTCCCATTCTAACTTTGCAACATGTTTTATTAATAAATATATGCAAAATGATAAAAGAACAAAGTTTTGAATGGCTGCTCGAGGGATGCCATCGCATTGCAGATGTAGCAGTGGCCTATTACCCAAACTACGCGTATGCCTGCTCGGCCGTAAAGGCCCTGCGCCGTTCCATTGCGGAACACGCTTGCCTGCTGAAGGACCTGACGGACCAGGGCTATACCGCCAGGACTGCCCACCTCACCCCCGTACAGATAGGCATCCTCTTGAGCTACTGGGGGATGCCCGACCACGTGAAGGATATGACCGTGAAAAATCCGTATCTTCTGGTCTCTAAAAAATATGCGAAATAGAGAATGTATTTCTAATACATTCTGATTATTTTAGTATATTATTATATAGGGTGGTGGAGGATGAGGTGAAACCCTCTCTCGCCACCTTATGTATTTCATTAATTTTTAGCCGATTCTAACCGCTTATTTGTATCCCCCTGGCTGGTCCCTTACCTTTGTCGCATTATCGAATTAAGAATAGACAAAAATGGAAAAAGAAATGAGACCCATGACAACGGAGATGCTGAAGAAAGGCTATCTCCTCTTCCCCAAAGCCTTGTTTGAGGAACAAATGAATATGAAAACCGGAGAGAAAGCCGCCGATGCCTTCGAAGCCTTTGTCTTTGTGCTGACACACGTCAACTACAGCACGGTGACCTGCAACGTCAGGGGACACCTTTTCGACTGTGTACGTGGCGAGTCCGTACTTTCCCTGGCCCACTGGATGGAGATATTGGGGTGGCCCCGCAACCGTACGCGCTACTTCTTCAACAAGATGTTCGACGCCGGTATCGTGGAGCGGGTGGCCAACCCCTACGTGATGCACATCCGTATCCCCGATTATGATTTCCTTACCGGCAATGCCCGTCCTAAAGCAGCCCCGCGGAAGAAGAAGGCAGCGCCGGTGGCTGGGGCGGGAGAGGACTTCTGCATCTTCTGGGAAAAGTTTCATGACATCACCGAGCATCCCAAGGTAAACATCGGCCGGGCCCGTCGCGAATGGAAAAAATTGACGGCAGGCGAGAAACAGCGGGCACTGGACAACATCGACGAATATTACGACCATCTGAACAACCAAAAATATTGTAAACAAGCCGCCACCTATCTGGCGGACAAATCTTTTGAAAATGAATATGATGACTGAAACTACTTTTTCCCACGACAGTGACCTCGAAGAAGCTGTCATCGGTGCCTGCATGATAGAGCGCGCTGCCATGCCTCTGGTGGCGGACAAACTGCGTCCCGAGATGTTCTACGAGGAGAAGAATCTGGAAATTTTTGCCGCCCTGCAATCGATGTATCGCAGCGCGAAGTCCATAGACACCATCACGTTGAAGAACGAACTGGCAGCCCGTGGCAAACTCGATGCCGTGGGCGGGCCTTACGAACTGCTGCGCATCAGCTCGAAGGTCAGCTCCAGTGCTCATCTGGAGTATCATGCGCTCATCCTTAGGCAATTGCACACGCGGCGTATCATGCGTACGGGATTCCAGCAACTGCTGGCGTTCAGTGCCGACGAGTCGATGGATATTGACGACATCCTGGTGGAAGCCCATCGACTGCTGGAGGGGCTAGAGGACGAGAGCGGCGTAGCCGACCACCTTCGCTCCATAGACCGGCTGATGGACGACACGCTGGCCGAGGTGGAGCAGCGTATGGAGCACGGATGCAACGGCATTACGGGTATCCCTACGGGTTTTGACGCTCTGGACCACGTTACGGCGGGCTGGCAGCGCGGCGACTTGAACATCCTTGCTGCCCGTCCGTCGGTGGGGAAGACCGCCTTTGCCCTCCACCTGGCCCGTGCCGCTGCCATGGCGGGGCGTCATGTGGTGGTCTTCAGCCTCGAAATGCAAGGCGAGCGCCTGGGCGACCGCTGGCTGCTTGCAGCTACGGAGGGAGTAGACCCGCAACACCTGCGCAGCGGCCAGCTCACCCCCGGCGAGGTGAGGCAGGTGCATGAGGCATCTGCCGAGTTGTCGCGGTTGCCCATACTGATAGACGACCATCCGATGACGAGCATGGACCGCGTGCGTTCTTCCGCCCGCCTGCTGAAGAGCAAGAATCGCTGTGACATGGTGATTGTGGACTATCTGCAACTATGTGACATGAGGAGTGACCAGAAAAACCGTAACCGCGAGCAGGAAGTGGCGCAGGCAAGCCGCAAGGCAAAGCTGCTGGCCAAGGAGCTGGATATCCCCGTACTGCTGCTGAGCCAGCTGAACCGGGCGAGCGACGGTACCATAGACCATCGCCCCACCCTGAGCAACCTGCGCGAGAGCGGCGCCATAGAGCAGGATGCGGATATGGTAATGCTGCTTTGCCGCCCTGCCCTCTACGGCAAGACCGTCGATAAGAAGAGTACTTATCCCACCGATGGCTTGGGCATCGTCATCATAGCCAAGCACCGTAATGGCAAAACCGGTGAAGTCTATTTCCACCATAACCAAAGCATGACAAAACTGGTGGACTACATACCACCATTGGAGTGGCTGACGAGGAATGCAAAGTGATGGATGGAAATTTATAGAATGCAGAGACACAAAGACACGGAGATTTTTCTTATTGCTTGAAAAACTCTGTGTCTCCGTGTTTTTTGTAGTAAAAAAAATGGCAAAACACTTGACTTCCGCTTCTTAATGTTGTATCTTTGTAATGTGCTTAAGAAAAGGAATAATCATTGATTTGGGCGCCCTATCCCTTCCCTTACCCACTTCTCTCTTATAACTCATTTTTCTTAACTTAAACCTTAACTTTTCAAATTTATGGATGTAATTGTAGAGCGCTTCCAGCGCCGTAAAATCGTAAGCAACCCGGCTTCGCCCATGTTGTACTATCTCCGTCAGAAACCCAAGACCTGCGGCACCGTGGACATCGATGTCCTTGCCGCCTCCATTCAGAAAAACTGTGCCATGACGAAGGGCGACGTGAAGCACGTCATCGAAGCCCTGGTGGAGGAGATTCAAGGCAACCTTGCCAACGGCGACAAGGTGAAGCTGAACCAGCTGGGCACTTTCCACATGACGTTCCGCTGTCCCGGCATGGAGGCCTCGGACAAATGTACGGTGCGCAATATCTCGAAGGTGAATATCCGCTTTATCCCCGACAAGGAGTTGAAGCTGGTGAACGGCAGTACCGCCGTGACCCGTAGCCCGGCGAATGTGGGCTTTGTGCTCGACAAGCCCGAGGAGGGCGGCTCCGGCGGCGGCAATCAAGGCGGTGGTTCCGGAGGCGGCTCCGGCGACGACGGCGACCAGGGCGAAAATCCGCTGGGATAAAAAAGGAATGATTAATGGTTAGTGATTAAGGGTTAATGAACACAAGCAAATCGTTTATCGCTAATCAATCCCTAATGATTAACCATTAATCATTAGCCATTAATCCTTAATCACTAATCCTTAACCATTAATTCTTAACCATTAATCCTTAATTTTATGAGTACAAAATCATCCGTTTGGGATAAGATTCTGAAAGTGATAATCGCTGTAGCCTCCGCGCTTATTGGTGCCCTGAGCGCCCATGCCATGACAGTGTAGCGGGTTTCCTTCACTTTTAATTTTTAATTTCTAATTTTTAATTCTCATGAGATTCATCAATCTTATCGTCGTCCATTGTTCCGCCACCCGCTGCGACCGCTGCTATACGGAGCACGACTTGACGACAGACCACCTGCGCCGGAGAAGCCCCGGCGCAGGTTATCATTTTTATATCCGCAAGAACGGTGACATCAAGTCCCTGCGTCCCTTGTCCCTGCCTGGTGCCCATGTCCGGGGGTGGAATGCAGGTAGCATCGGTGTCTGCTACGAAGGCGGTCTTGACGAGTGCGGTCGCCCTGCCGATACACGCACCCTTTTCCAAAAGCACTCCCTGCGTGTGCTTGTGTTGCTGCTGCTGAAGGATTATCCCGGTTCCCGGCTTTGCGGTCACCGCGACCTGAGCTAAGGGGGGTAAATCACTTTGTATGTAAAGCATGTGGGAGTTAAATGATGCTGAAATGCCGATGAATAGAAGGTTTGAGGCTATTTGAGTTGTGTGCGCTGAAACAAATCGAATTGTTACATTGTGCGACACAGATATTACATTTGAATAAGGTATGAAAACACTTTAAACGGTCAAATGTTACAATGGATATAAGATGAGGGCTGAATTGACGCTTTTTGAGGCGCGATTCAGCCCTTTTTCCGTGTGGAGTGCTTAGGTCATTCTTGGGTACAACGAATGAGGTGAGACTGCTTGATAATGGCTCTACGAGTTGTCTTAACGCCACCATCAGTGAGACCGGCATGAAGTAGCGAGCTCTTTTTAATACCTATTTGAGCGTCATTTAGGACGGTATAAATGGCACTGATACTGCCGAAATAATAGTCCTTTTTCTCGAAAATGAGATGTACGTGAATTATCTTAGTCATAAATTCATTATTTAGAAGTTTCTTTCTACAAATATATTCTAAATAATAAATATATAGAAGTATTTCCGAATAAAATATATACTATTTAGGGTGTTTAGAGGATATGACTTCATAAGTTCTTTTATATGCTCAAATGAATAGATGGTATTGATGAATAGTTATAGAGTGAAATGTTAAAAATAAGTTTAGGCATACCATAAGGCATACCGATAAGACATACTTTTTTCATAGGCAATAAGCTTGTGTAATGTAGTTTAGGCATACTTTTTTAACAATTAGAAAAGGGTGTATTTTATATGATGTTTCCTTTTAGGTTATGTTTTTAGGCGTTTAAATAAATATTTATAGGGGGATAGTATAGTGTTTTTAGCGGGTAGTATAATTGTACTAATCATATAAACTGTTGATTCATAATAGGTATTTATGGAATAAGTGCTATTTTAGCGTAATAAACGTGCGCGCGTCGCAAATAATTGGCAGTATAGCTCAGCTGGTAGAGCGAAGGTGTACATACGTGGTGAACACGTATGCAGGTCTTTTGTCACAAGTTCGACTCTTGTTGCTGCCGCAACGGTTTTTGAAGGTGTGAAGAACGCTCCCGGCATTCAGGGCTCCGACTGAGGGATAAAGCGCGCGGAGATTAAGGTAATTAATTAGTTGTTTGATGGAAATGCTCCCGGTGATTGTGCCGGGAGCATTATTTAGTATGAAAATAGATATTCCCATTATAAAAAGAAATATCATCCGCGAGGTTCTCTATTCGCACAAGGAACTTCCACGGTATCAGCGTGCACTCGAAATCTTGTTTTGTGCAGTAAACGGATATGAACCTATTGATGGATATATAAGTGACATCGAAGATGCAGGATATCGAGAGCTATACGCTAAAATATTGGAAAAAGTCAAGGAGCTAAGAGCAGGCCTTCCAAGTGCCAATAATACCAGCAAGTAAACTTATCAAATTGGCTATTTTCTTATTTCTATTCTTACTTTACATTGATAGCACGCAACAATTGCTGTATCTGCACCATCTGCCCTTTCATTACATCCATATCATCTTCCAGTTGATTAACTTTATCATAATATGTTTCATTCAGATTCGGCATTTTAGCACTGAAATACCATTCAGCATGAAGTATGGTGTTTATCTCCTGAGCTTCCAAATTAAAATTGGGGTAATTGATCTTATCTACATTATCTGACATGCAGACGAGGAATCCATGTTGACGGAATCGGTTCTTGATGCGTTTGATATATGAACGCCCATCAGTGTCACTAATGACGTAGATGTGTTGGTCGGGCATGTCCTGCCATTCAGAACGGTCGAGTAATCTCACGATAACGTAGGAGCTATCCAATAATGTAGGTGACATACTTTCTCCTTTGATGCGGACGCAGAAGTATTTCTCACTATTACGCACCATGGATGAAGGCATTTTTATGGTATCTACTACTTCCAAATAATCGGGATTATCGTAGCCACAGCAGCCTGCTGCAACAGAGATGTCTACCAGTGGGATTGAAACAAAATCATTGTTTATTTGAGATAACGCAAAAGAAGATTTTGGTGGCTGTTTTTCTTAAAAATTCTTCTATAATCTGCTGAATAGCTTAAAATGAGCGATTTATAAGTGTTCAACCTCAATAGAGGTAATGATTTGGCAATAGTCACAACTTCTGCAATATGCATATGTTTGCTTTGCCTAACAACTCTTTACAGTTGCAAAAATACAAAATAAAAATGAAACCACACTATGTTGGTGCAAAAAAACAATAGTCATAAAACAAAGATTAACTTCGCCTTATGACTATTGTTGTCCACATTAAACTTATTTATCATTTAATTGGTTCCGCATGCACATAGTATTCACTGTTTATAGGGTCTTCCCCGTCAGTTTTAAGTATCAGTACCATGCGAGAATGTTTTGTACGCCAATATGCTTTAATATCAGCATCTTCGGGTAGTGCCTTAAACGTTTTACACAGCGAAGCCTTTTCTGTTTCTTTTATAGTACTATGTGCTTCATAGTACTGGTCCATAATCTTCAACAGACCTTCTCTTTCACGTTCAAGCACGCCTAACATATATTCCTTGTCGTTTTTGTCTTTTGCTCCTTTCAGTACAATACGTAACTCTGCATACGGTTTTGTAATGTCTTCTTTGTAGGCAGTAGGTGGAGTTAGGATAAACTCACGGCTCTTGTCCAGCAAGCAATATTCTGTTAGTTCGGGGTTCTTGGAATTATACCTTACGTTATCCCAATCGTAACCAAAGAATCCATCATTCACCAAATAGAGCCTCTTTCGGGCTTGATAGACAATACGGCCATCTTTATAGCCATTGGCATAGACAATAGTATTGTCATGAGGCGTGAAGAAGTATGTGCTCCACCAATAGGAAGTATTCAAACAGTTTGTCTTACGTTCCATGATTCCAAAGCTATCTGGCATATCACGACAATCACTCGTCCAAGTAATTGAATCGTAGTAGTTGTAATAGGCATTATCTGAAGAGTTGAAACCATATTCATCGGTAAGCTCAAATGTTACAAGGCAGAAGGTCTGAAACACAGGGTCTGTGTTGTCTTTGTCGTCTTCTGCATAGTATGCCTTAATCTTAAACTTGCAGTTGTCGGGAACAGAACGGTCAATATCCGTATCATACGTGTAACTTTTCTTCATCATTTCCAAATCGGTTTCGGTCATGCGTTTATATACAATCATGCCATATATAGACTTGTAACCATTGCTGCCATCACTCGTCGCTCCCAATTTTTGTATGGTGTACATTAAGGTCTTGCCATTCGACTCGTCAAGCTTAAGAATCTGCATGTATCTGCTGTCTGTTGTCTGCTTGTTGCTGCCAAACAGTATGAAGCCTTTGTCCATGTCATAAGTCCATGATACACGACTGAAACAAAAGGCTGGCAAGGCATCACTATAAAAATAACTAAAAGCTTGCTGTGATGTCTCAAACCAAAAGTGTGTAGGGCTGCCACCAAATCTGTCTTTCCAAAATTCCTCCTTGCTCAACTTTCCGTTTTCCTGTACCTCATAAGTGGCAATACTCTCCCAACCATAGCCCTTGACCTTACTCTGTATTTCTTCTGCTGCTATTGGCTTTCTCCCTTTTAGCACACAGCACCCCTCATCATTAACAGTATAGGTTTGGTTGAATAGATTCATATCCAACTTACATTGCTCAACACTCAATTCCTCAGACTTATCGCAACTGCCAAATACAACAGTGCAAGCTACGATGAGTGCTATTAACCAAAACTTCTTAGTCATAATAATCCAAATTTAAAGATTTTACATATAGACAGATTACGGATTTTCAGTGTTTCAAATTCTGCTGTCCAAGATAACTGAGTGCAAAAATACAAAAGTATCAACGTAATAGTGCATTTTTTTATTTTTTATAACACTCAAAACATACTTTTGTGCAAATAAAGGAAGAATAAACTACACCTGACAAATCTATTTACATATTTCTATGCACTGCCTACAGTTGGTACACTCACTTTCTGCAACCGTTGGGAGCAAAATTTCTTCGCCCTCATGGTGGAGCGAGGCGTTTTGGGGTTCCCAAAACATAACCTCGCTCCCTCCTCTAAGAACAAAAGACGAGATATTTGCCTTTCGGCTTTCCATGCCCAAGGTTGCAGACCTTAATTCTCTCAATTTACGCCAAACATCAAAGCTGCCACATTGAAAGAACAAGGTCACAGACACAAGCTACTTTGTACATGGAGTTTGCAAAGGAAAAGGTGATATTTTCAGTGTGAAACTTGCCAAGTGTTTCAGTTGTGTGTTGTTGATTTCCTTTGTGAACTATGCCGAGTGTGCTGTGTGTCCTCGGTATAGTCTGCATAAATCTAATGCCATGCTAAAACACTGCGGAGGTTCGCCCAAGTGGCTGGAGGCGCAAAGCCTCCAAGAAACGTTGCTGCAACCATTTCGGAGAATAGAGCGGTTGCCAATTAATCCACAAGCACATTTTACAGCGTACCAAGTGAGGGCATGTAAAACGTTGAATTGTTGAAGATAGGTGTTATCTTTATGAGAACCAACCACTTATACCCTCAACAAACTCTCAACAAATAGCTCTACACAACAAATTACTGGGCAAAAAAGAAAGAAAGGAATGGTGTTCATGGTTTTCTCTTTTCAACATTATCTTTCTTTTGTTGAGAGATTTGTTGAGAATATGTTGAGCCGTAAATGCCTGATGTTCAATACTTCTTTCATCATATTCAACAATTCAACAAAAATAAGGGGTGTTTTGTCCGTCATTTTTATGAACAGAACTCATCCCCCTACAAGTAAGAATGTCATGCTTATGCTTCAGTACTTATTCACGACAGTACGACAGCGCCAAGCCAACAAACAAGCAAGAGGACATTCAACTAAAGGCGGTTGTTCTTCTATTGAGTTGTAGGATAATGACACTACTTTTCTCTTTTGCCCCGTACAATCTCTTGAAGATGGTGGCACGAAACCGAGCTGCCCCGTATGAGTTTATACGGAAGCAAAGGGCAACAATCATCGGAAAGCCATACAACGTTTGCCAAATGCCATTGGAAGTTTCCTGTTTCTGTTGGACTTCCGACACCGTCAATAAACCATCCTTGTATATTGACCTTATCACAGCATGGAGTTTCATGGCGGTGACATGAAGCATATCAACCAATTCACCCTCACTCATCCACAAGTCTTGCAAGTTGGACGGAATGGATAACATTCCATTTCCGTCCACGGTGATTACAGTCCTTTTCATGCCATTCCCCCCATTGTCGGCATATGCCCCTTGATTCGACTTTCAAAAGCTGATATGTCATGCTCCAATTTAGTACTTGTCACCTTTGCGTAAATTTGTGTTGTGGCGATGTCCGTATGTCCCAGTATCTTGCTTACACTCTCTATCGGCATACCGTAGTTTAAAGCCAAAACTGCGAACGAATGCCGGGAGACATGAAATGAAATTCGCTTCTTGATGCCACACATTTTTGCCACTTTCTTTATACGCTTGTTTACCATGTCAAGTGAGCCAATATTAAACAAGTGCATATCTTTTCTCAATGGCTTGTAACGTTCAATTATCTGTATGGCTGCATCTATCAGTTTAATTTTGAATGGTACGCCTGTCTTTTGACGCTGAGAAACTATCCATGGAGACCCACTTATAATGGCAACATTGTCCTCTGTAAGATTCTTGATGTCAACGAAAGAGATACCTGTCCAACAACCAAACATAAACAAGTCTCTCGCAAAAGCAAAGTTGGGATTTTCCAACTCTATTCCTGCAAATATGTCCAATTCTTCCTCTGTCAAGAACTCACGCTCCTTGTGATCTGGGTCAACGTGGTACATGGCAAACGGATTTCTCTGTATCTTGCCGTTGTAGTGTGCTGCCGTGACGATATGCTTCAATGGTATGGAGTATATCCAAATGGTAGATTGCGTGAGTCCAATGACATTCTTCAAATACAGACAAAAATCACGGATGAACTCCTCGGTAAGCTCATTCATGGACATATCGCTGCGCTTGTACTGAAATTTGATGAACTCGGCAACGTACTTTCTTACCGTCAGATACTTGCGGTAGGTTCGGACAGCTCGGTCTTTTCCCACGCGTTGGGCAAAGGCTGCGTTCTCCTTGTCAAAAGCTCTGAGTAATGTCTCATACTCCGTACCTATGCCTTGATATGCGTTTCTCACCATTTCAGCGGTAACGAACGCCTCACGGTCGGAAAGCCGTTGGTAATGCTTAGCGATTTGAGCCTTGATGTTATCAAGCGCAAAGTTCACCTCATTGGCTTCCTTGCTTCTGCCTTTGGCTCTGTTGCCCTTGGCATCCCATATCGCCTTGGTCACGCTCAGCTTGCAACTGAACTGTGCGATAGTTCCGTTGATTGTCACACGTCCCATGATAGGGACAATTCCGTTTCTCTCCTTGCTTCCGTTTACATAGAAGACTGTCTTGAATGTACTTCTCATAATTCCTTGCTTTTTGTTCTGTGCAAAATTAAATCATGAGAGTTGCATGGCAAATTCACAACCTGTGCAGAATTGAGAAGTAAAAACCGAAGCCGTTAAAAATGCTTATTAGAGCGTTTCTTTGAGGTAATGACTTGAAAGCGTTTCTACTTCTCAAATCCGCCATTTTCGCATTTCCTCACGAATGCCACAAAAAGCCAACGACTGCCACAACCACTTGAAACTCAAAACAAAAGCTCAAATCTGCTATTTTTTGCTTTTTTAGTCATTCTTTTTAATGAAAATAAAAAACAATAATGGACAAAGCAAGATTGGTACTTCGTTGGCTGCTCATCCCCTTGTGGTTCACCATATTCATAGCCTATCTGCCGATATGGTATCTGCAAATGAGCTGGTACTATTTCAGCTTTCAGGATTATTGGGATGCTTTTCTGATATTGTGGAACAAGACCATGCTGTCCATGAGGTTGAAGACACGCCGATGAATCCTCGAAAGGCCGCCGTATGATTAATATGGCGGCCTTTGTTGTGTATATATGCCGTTATTGTTATCTTTGTATCAGGTTTTCAGGTAATTCAGGGTATTATAATTTCAGAGGTATGAAAAAGAGTCGGAACAGGATTGTAGGATGCAGCTACGCGTTCAGAGTAGAGGACATTGTACGCATTTACGATGAACATTCCCGCAGCGGCCTCTCCAACCGCGAGATCCTGCGCCGTTATATCTGGCCGAAGTACCATATCTGTGAAAAGACCTTCTACAACATCATCAATGCCAGCGCCGACCCGCGCATCATCCAACGCCAGAAAGAGATGCGGGCGCAACTGTCGCTTTTCTGACCCGTCCTTATCCCCTGTCTATCACTTTACATGTGAAATCGGTGACATCCTCCACAAGTTCCTCATGATTGTGGTTCGTACTGCTTCCGGTACGCCGGAACAGACTGAAGGAAATGCTGCCGTCGTCTCCGGAGAGGTTGAAAAGATGCCGGTCCATGCAGTCCAGCAAGTCGAAACGCTCCAGCGCCTGCTGCTGGAAGCCGCCGCCTTCACGGGAACTCCCTTTCCAGGGTGTGATAATATGCAGGCGTAGGGTCACGTCTGCTGTCTGCGTGCCGCCGCCCGTCCATTTCACGGGCCGGAATTCAATGAATACGGCAGGGACATCGAAAGGCTCTTCCTGCTCCAGGAATGAAATCTGCTCGTTCCACAGGTCGAATGTTCTGATGACGGGCTTCCCGTCCCGGTCTGTGAGTTGTTTCAGCCGTTCTATGAGGCTGAGGTAAAGGAATCTTCTCATGTCTGAAATATTTTTCTGCTGTTTTCTTCCACTATTTCCCGGATGATGCGCTCCACCTCCGGATGCATGCCGATGAACCGTCGGCGCGGCATGACTATCCTGCTTCTTGCCCGTTTCAACGCCATACGTTTACAGAAAAGTGCCTCTTCCGTGGGGTTGCGCCTATAATTGTCTGTCAGTTGCCGGTACAGGTACCAGAAGTACCTTTTCATCTTCCTGGTGACGGTTATCGTTCCGCCCTCATTGTGAATGGCAGCGTATGGCAGGTCACTGCTGAAAACCACGCTATGTCCGGTAGTCTCCGTTTTGATACTCCTGCGTAAGGCTCCCGTACGTATCAGCAGCCCCCGGCTTTCGTCGTTATTGTATTTCCTTCGTGCCCAATGCTCGTTGAAGAAGGCTTCCCGTTCGAAGTTACGATCGAACTCTTCTCCTATCTCCGTACCGATATCTTTCAGTGTAAGGCTGATGAAACGTCTTATTTTCCGTTCCAGCTCTCGGGTTATGTTTGAATTTGGGGTCATAATGCTTGTTTATTAAATAAATAGCCGTATCTTTGTGATATGAAAGAGGGTGGTTAAAGTACTGGGTTGGATTGCTGATCCTTCACTAAAGGCTTTAATCATCCTTTTTCTTCAGTTTTTCCACAATGGAGTAGAACTGGCATTTTCCATCCATAAGTTCTCTGATAACGGCATACGATTCTTTTTCTGCAATCTCTATTTTAAGATAATGGTATTTAAGTACCATCGGATTTCCTTTATCATCCATTCTTTCAAGTACATGTTCGCTATTCTCCAGCAATGAGACGATGTCCCGTATCGCTTCATTTTTTGCCAGCATATGTTTGTGTGGTTGGTTCAGCGTTTCCTTGATGCCATTCATGGTAAATTCTATCGTTTTTTGCACCCCTTGCACTACTATAGTCCTGCCAACCAGATTTTCTTTGGCCCATTCACGCACCGTTTTTCTTTGTTTCTGCAGTGTTTCTTTAGCTTTCATCATTTCCTTTATCACCCTGCAGGCCGCACATAATTCATTGTCGGGTATCTTTGCCAGTTTAAGCATGCCAGGTTTGTCCGGACAATCCTTACATCGGCTGATGGTGTAGGGATTATAGAACGGGAAGCATGCCATTTGCTTTCCCGGGTTGAACCGCATCATTTCCTGGTGCTTGCCTGCCGTTGCCTGGCTGCCCGCCAGCATCGCCCGGAACTCGTCACTTTCCGGATATTTGCCTTGACGCACCCTTTCCACCGTACACCGACAGTTGTGTACAATTCCATTTTGTATGATGTAACTTTCATCCTTATTGATTGAAAGGTTATATACAAGCGTATTCTCTTTTTGCTTATCTTTGCCTGTAACCAATATGTATCTGTTATGAAAAAAGGTCTGTCGGAAGAAGTGATAAAAAGAGTTGAATCCATTGAAGGAATGAATATTCATGATGCCGTGGAACTGAGATATGTCCACGAGAAGAGGGGATTCCGTTTTTTGTGCCGGATCTGGCATGTGAATAACCGCACTGCCGCAAAGATTATCCGCCATACCGGATTCTCCGTACGGCATGGGAGTGAGGCCGTCAGGGCGCAATGGCATAACGCACCGGAACGCCGACTTGCCACAGGCAAACAGCTTGCGGATGTAAACCATAGGCTTGCCCTTGCAGGCAGACATGTGAGACAAGGCAAGAACAAAGGGAACAGTGAAACGCTCCGGAAGATTGCCGATAAATTGAAAAAGACGTCTTCCTTCCTTCGTAAGGACGTCAGAGAGAGGGCGCTCGCAAATTCCCTTGTTACCCGCAGGACATATCCGGAACGCATGTCCGCCCTGAAGCTTCCTCCGAGTCGGCACGAACAGCTGCTTTATGATTACCTTCAGTCTCTTCATCTGAATTTCGAGTTTAGAAAATTATTTGGCATATACATTGTCGATTTCTATATCCCTTCCTTGAATCTTGCCATTGACTGTCTTGGAAGCAACCGTTTTCCACTTTCGTACCAACGCCATCAGCACATATCCGGTGAGGGTGTACAAATTGTGTATTGCGTTAACGGCTTTATTGAACGTGCCGACTTTACCGACCTGCAGAAGTATATCTCCAGTCTGGATGTCAGAAGCGGCGGTCCATCCTCCGGCCGTCAGGAAACGGTGATTTGGGGTGCACGTGGTAATTCCCCTTTTGGTGCGGATACGTGTCATTTCTCCATTGAACGGTTTCATGTGGGTACCGGTCACAAGTTGGTACTCACCACTTCCTCCTATGACTGATTCCCCCCTTTGTATATTTTCAATGTTTTTCCACTCTCCACCGGCCATGAGTACCCGGGTTCCTGCGACAAAACAGTTCCACCCGTTTGGAGGAAAGTATTCATCCCAGAACCGTGAGGTAATGGGCAGCGTGACATTATGCAGTGCCCGGTGTGCCTCGCGTACTCGTTTGTCGCCCACAGTGCGGTATTGCAGCAGGTAGCGGTCCCGGTCCTCATCGTCCCACCACTGCTTCCACCTGGCAGCCATGACGGCAGATGCCATGGCGAAGTTGTATTCCGCTTTCAGGTACCAGCGGTTATAGGTCTCGTTCACCTTTTGAACGTCATTCAAAAAGTGTTCAAAGGGCTTCCGGTTCCCGTCCGCATCGAGCAGCGAGGGGAACGCCTCGTTCAGCTCATGGAAGGTCTTGAAGCCGGAAAAGACGTAATTGCTTTCCTTGAGCCGCCGTATGCTGATGTCGTCCATGGGGCGTTGACGGACTGAATAATCCACGGCACGGTCCAGCGTATCGGTATGGTCGCGTATGAACTTCTGCACCTCCTTGTCCGCCAGCATCTCCGGTGTGAATTCCGGCTGCCGGTGGAGCCAGCGCATCAGCAGGACAAAAGACGCCTCCACGGCAGCAGTATCTATTTCCTCTTCTTCATCTTCCCCACTGTCAGCCAGCGGCAGTGCATTTCCGTAATATGCCAGCAAGGCTCGTCTGTGCAGCCCTTCGTAGTCAGAAGGGCTCAGTCGAAAAAACAGAGCTTCTGTTCCCCATCCCCCTTGCCATTTTCCTTGCCTGCCGGGACAGCCACCGGTGCGGGCGCTTTTTTCTCGATAATGGGCACATTGTACTTGTCGATGAAATATTTCAGGTCCACCTCGTAGTTCTCCAGCAGCAGGCGTTCATAGGCAATCTGCTGCTCGGGTGTGAAGTCTATGCCCTCGTACCAGTCGAAACGGTATCCCTTTAAGGGGAAACCGTGCTTTATCATTTTGGGGATAAGCTGGAAGTTGATGACGTCCCGCAGGTTGTCGGCATCCTTGCTGACAAGGTTCTTCAGCACCTCCAGATGCACCTCGCTCTGCGAAAGGCTGCTGCCGTTCTCCGTAGTCATGGTTTCGGTGAGCACTCCCTTTGACAGTTCGGAGTTGGCGCGGTCTATGCGTTTGTCAAAGACGTTGTAGGCATCCCCGCGGGTGGACTCCTTGATTTCTATCTCGGTGCCTTCGGGAAAGAGCGCCCAGCCTGCTGCACCCATCGTGCCCAGCATCTTCTCGATACGTCCCAGCTCCTTGGAGTCCCGGCTGGTGGTCTTTCCCACCCGGAAGGGGATGCCGAATATTTCGGAAAACATGTCCCAGAAGGAGCATACGTTTTTCTTGGGAATGGTATGCTGGGCACATTTGAGGTACATCCCCAGGTCGTGCGTGCCGCCCACCTCCACCGTCCAGTCCGCCATTTCGCTGTGCCGGTAGTCATAGCCGTTCTGCCATGCCTCCTGCTGGCGTACCACGATGACCCCGTATTCGGGGATGACGTGGCGGCGCGGTACCAGCTGCACCTCGCTGAAGGCGGGTGTCCCGTCCACGGAGATGACATCTCCCAACTGGATGAGCGAGTGCCCCCAGTAGTGCGCGTCCAGTGCCAGGTCCATGAAGGTCTTGAACCAGGGCGCCTCGAATATGGCCGTCAGTTCCGGGTTCTCCACCCCCTTTCGGTCCACGATGCGGAAACTCTTGTTCAGCACATACCCTTTGCGCTGTCCCACGCATCCGGTGAGGTGCATGTCCACCTCCACGTCGCCATACACGTCATACAACGGCACACGGTTGGGATATTCCACATTCTTTGCATACTGCCAGGCGTTGCGCCAGGCGCGCATGTCTTTCTTGGTAAGCGCCTCGGTCTGCAGTTGCAGGTCGACGGACAGTCTGGTCACCCGCTTCACCTCGGCGGGATTGCCGAGGTTTACCCTGCCAATCCTTACCGGGTTCTGTTTCTTGTAATTGCGATTGGACATAGTCTGTTAATTGAAAATGAATAATTGAAAAACCATATTTCTTACCAGATATACTCGTTCCTGGCGGCTGATCCGTAGCGGATGGGGTTATGGAAATCCTCTTCTCCGTCCGGCCCCATGACGGTGGGAATGTCGGGGATTACACGTCCCGCCTGTATCTCCTTCAAGTATTCTATGGCATCCTTATAGCGTTTCTCGCGCACCTCGGAGCCCATCTTCTGGGGCAGCGACGCTGACATGTGGTAGAGGGCGATATCGACCGCACATCCCACCAGTTCGGCATCCCGCCGTTCTCCTTCGCAGGCGAATGCCTTCTGTATGTCGTAACGCTCGCGCAGGGCCGATGCAATGCGTGACAAGGCACGCTGTTCCGCTGCCAGGCGGTTGTCGGGTGAACTCTGTTGCATGATTCTCAATGCCTCCGTTCCAATCTGTATGTAATCGTCTTCCGTAATGAACATGGGGATAATGTTTAGCGGTTAATGTTTAGTGATGCATGAACTCTTAATTTTCACCAGCCTTGGGAGGGCGGCTGGCGTACTCCCATGCGCGGTGTGAAATTTTCCTCACGCACCTGCTTCTGCAGTTTGTAGATGGCACCCTCATCAGCGTCGGGGCCGTCATCATGGGCGCGGCTTCCTTTCTCGAAGGCGAGGGTCTGTTCGATACCGGTCTTCATGTCGTTGTCATTTTTCAGTTTCTCGTTGTAAAAGACCAGACCGCGTTCCCACAGCGGGCTGACGGCTTCGATGCGGGCGAACTTGTCCGGCTTCTTCCGCTTGTCGGCGGTGACGGGCACCTGGTAGCCGCGCTGCCTGCCCTCACGCTCGAACTCGTCCAATATGGTATCCTGCATGAAGTTGGCTTCCATGTAGATGGTGACGGCGGCGTCCTCGGACAGTGACTCCCAAAGGTCATAAACCCATCGCACCATTTCGCCCACGCTGCACTGACGCACAAAAGCACGCAGGCAATGCAGTTCTGTGGGACTGGCGGTTTTCAATCCGGCGCGTGGACGTCCCCACAACTTGGCGGCCTTGTAGTCGTTCTTGCTGCTGTCCTTGAAACTGGGGTCGATGTAGAGCACCAGGCTTTCATAGTAGCGGAGTTTGAGCATCCGCTTCCACCGGATCCAGCGTTCCTGGAAGACCGCACCTTCGGTGATGGGATTGTGCATGTATTCCTTCTGGAAGCTTCGGTAGCCCATGAACCGTTCACGACTGCGCAGCAGTTCGATGGTGTAAAATTCCGGCCAGGCGGGAGTCCCGTCCTTGCCGATTGCATAGACGGTACTGGTATATACGGTGTCGCTGTCTGTCATCTTTTGCAGCACGCTGTTCTTGCCGATGAGGTTGCCTACCATGATGAAGCGTCCTTCCTTACCGCCAAAACAACCGAAAAGGGCTTCCTTCACCCATTTTGTCATCTCTCGCACACGCGCCTCGCTACGGCACATCTCGTCATCGTCAAGGTCATCCACCACGATATAGTCCGGACGCTTGTCGCGAAAACGCAGTCCTCGTGGTGACTGCCCGCGTCCGCGGCTGAAGAAGGCGCACTGGTCCTTGGTAACGAATTCGCCCTCCTGCCAGCATCCGGAGTTGTATTGCTCGCCGAAGTCCTCGACAATGTACTGGTTGAACTGGAGTTCCGCCTGCAGGTCGCTCAACAGGGCATCGGCATTGTCCTCGCTTTTCCCCACCAATACCATGACGTGCAGCTCCCCCTTGAACTTCAGCCATAGGGGGATTCCCACGTCCAAGTGTACGGACTTGGCATGTCCGCGCGGCCATTTGAAAACGGCCCGCATTTCCCGGTGCTTCTCGATGTAACGGGCGGCCTCGTTGTGGAATTTTGCATTGGGGCATTGGCAGTAGTGGCTCAGGTACCGCCGGCAGAAGTAGTCATAATCCTTCAAGGCACGGGCGATGTTCTTTTTCCGTTCGGCTTCAGTCTCCGGTTTGCGTTTTGAGGTGAGGCGCAACAGACGCTGGCAGTGCTCATTCCACCGCAGCAGTGCTTCTTTCTTTTCTTCCGCTGTCATTTCTGTTTGAATTTGATTCCCATGAATTCGCTGTGCATACGGTTGATGAGTACAAGCATTTTGTCGTCTATCTCGGGATATTCGTCCCGGTGCGCTACCATCCAGTTCTCAAACTCTATGAGTGTATCCACCTTGTTCACAATGGTGGTGCTCAAGTTGATTTCCTTGATAGCCTTGACGGATTTCAGCAGCGAGTCCGCCATGCGCCCGATGCTTCTTTCGTCACCGTCCGCCTTGTCGATGGCGTCCCCCAGTTTGGAAAGGGTCTTGGAGGTGATGGATTCCTTGCTCATTTCGCGTGCGGCGCGTTCCTCTTTCCAGCCTTCAGTGTTCAGCCACCGGCTGACGGACTGGCGGCTCACTCCGGTGAGTTCCACAATCTGTGCGGTGGGGGTCCCTTTCATGTAGAGGTGCTTCGCCACCGATTTCTGCTTGTCCTTACTGTTTGCCATATACCTTGAAATTTCTTGTTTACAGTGGCAAAGTTGCGAAGTGTGGTGCGGGGCACGAAAAAACGGCGCAATGCTTGCACACAGTTACAAAACGGTTGCACACTTGAGGGCAACCGTTACCCACTTTTTTGTGCGGTTATGGGTGTAGCTGTAAGTTTGCGACAAAATGAGACGGAAATCATGGCTAAAAGAATCAGAATATCAAACGAGACATTGAACTGCTTCGGCACCTGGGTAAAGACTGACGGGGTGGATTTGGAGCAGTTCCGGAGAAATCCCGTCATGCTGTGGATGCACTGGAGGGGTATCATTATCGGAAATATTAGGGATTTGAAAGTGGAAGGTGCCGAAATCACCGGTGAACCCTACTTTGATGAAGTCCGTGACGAGTCGAAGCTGGCAAAGCAGCAATGGGACAAAGGTACTCTGAAGATGTGCAGCCCTTATTTTGAAATCGTGGAGTCGAGTGACGACCCCGTACTGCTGAAACCCGGACAGACACGTCCGACCATCACGAGGTGCAGGCTGATGGAGGTCAGTATGGTGGATATGGGCGGTAATGACGACAATATAGTCATGCTCTCTTACCGGGGCGATGAGTTGAAACTTGCCACCGGCGAAGACTGCACCGCACTGCCCCTTCTGAAAACAGACGGCGGACAAACCCCGCCAAGCAATAACTCAAAAACAAAAGAGACTATGAATGCAGATTTTAAAGCTATCGCCCTGAAGCTGGGCCTGCCGGAGACGGCGACAGAAGCGGAGATCCTTGCCAGGATAGGTATCCTGCAAGGACATCAGACCGCAAACATGGAACTGCGCAAGCAGCTGGACGAGATCAGGCTGGCAAGTGTGACGCAGATGGTGGATGAAGCCATCAAGGCAGGAAAGTTCAATGCGGACAAGAGGGAACACTTCATCGGTCTGGGCAAGACAATGGGAGCGGACTCCTTGAAACTGACACTGGACAGCATGGCTGCCGCCACCAAGCCGATGCAGTTGCTTAACACCGGTGGAGGCGGTGCGTCGAGTGCCGGCATGGTATCGGGACAGTGGGGCAAACTGAGCGAGGTGCCGGAATCGCAGCTGAAGCTGATGCGCGAGAACGACCCGGCCAGATACCGTGAGCTGTACAAGGCGGAATACGGCATAGACTGCCCTAAGTTCTGAGAGAGGAGAAACAGTAATAGTAACTTGTAAAATCGTAAAACGACATGATGAAATTTATTTGCGGAACGCTGTTCAACGTCCTGATGGGCGTCGTCCTGGCGAATGTGGTGGGAATGGATCCCGCTTATGGCGCAGCGACCGGGGCGGTTGTTCCGGCTGTGCTTGGAAACTTCATGCCCCTGGGCGCAGCCTTTGAGGGCGTATATACTGAGGTGTGGACCGGTGAGCTGGTAAAACGCCTGAATGCGGGGCTGGCGGCGAGTTTTCTGAACGGGATTCCCGACTATTCGGCCAAGGCCGAGAATGAGGTCATCCATCTGGTGGATGTGGGAGGTGATCCGGATGTGCTGATAAACAATACCACCTATCCGATTCCGGTCCAGAATCTTACGGAAGGTGATATTCCCATCGGCCTGGACAAATACCAGACGAAGGCGACCCGCGTGACGGACGACCAGTTGTATGCCATTTCCTATGACAAGTTCTCCACCGATGTACAGCGCCACAGCAATGCCATTGACACGGCCAAGTACAAGAAGGCCATCCATGCGCTGTCCCCTTACAGCAATACGAAAACCACCCCTGTAGTCCCCACTTCGGGTGAGGCTGACGCTACGGGCCGCAAGAAGATGACACGCAAGGATGTCATCGCCCTGAAACGCGCTTTCGACAAGGCAGAGGTTCCTACTGACGGACGTCGTCTGGTGCTTTGTCCCGACCATATCAACGACTTTCTGGAAGAAGACCAGAAGTTCCGTGAGCAGTACTACAACTACACCACCGGTAAGGTGACGAACATGTACGGTTTCGAGATTTATGAATTTGTAAACTGCCCGTACTTCACCAATGCCGGGGTGAAGGTTCCTTTCGGGACTTCTCCCGCCGAGACGGACATGCAGGCGTCCGTTGCCTTCTACGTGCCCCGCATGTTCCGTGCCCAGGGTTCCACGAAGATGTACTATAACGAGGCGCGTACCAATCCGCAGACCCAGGAGAGTCTTGTAAACTTCCGCCACTACGAAATCACGATGCCGAAGAAGCAGGAGGCTATCGGTGCCATCTACAGTTATGATGGCAAGACGGCACAGACTTCCGATGCGGAGGTGACAGCCGACAAGCACTGGGCGCAGATCCGTCGTGAAGCTGCCGTGGCTGCCGCAAAGGCTGAAGAGGAGAAGGCTGGTCCGCTTCCGGAGGATGCGGGTGAAGAACTGGAGGCATAGTGATGAGCAGAGGACTACGCAACAATAACCCGCTGAATATCCGTCTCTCTGCCACCACCGTGTGGCAGGGGGAAATCCGGCCTTCGCAGGACCGTTCGTTCTGCCAGTTCAGGACGATGGCCTACGGCTACCGTGCCGGTCTTAAGTTGTTACAGAACTATCGCCGCAAACACGGCTGCCGCACCATTGCCGACTTTATCCGACGTTGGGCGCCACCCACAGAGAACAACACGAACGGTTACATCAGCCGTGTGTGCAAGGAGATGCAGGTGCCGGCAAGCTATGTACCCGATGTGGGTGATCAAGGTACGATGTGCGCTTTTGCGGCTGCGATGTCGCAGGTGGAAAACGGAGTACCTGCCGTGATGGAGGACATTATCACGGGTTGGAGCCTGCTTTAAGTGATTATTGAAAACTACTTGGCCATGAACATGGAAACGATAATGCAGATTCTCCAGTGGCTTGTGCCGAGCGGCATTGCCGGTTCCCTCTGGGCATGGTTGAGACACCGGGAGAACAGCAAGGTAATCGCCGCCAAGGAGCGGAACGATGCCTATAAAGAAATGTATGACAACCTTTCGGGGACATTAATTGAATTGCAGAATGAGAACATCAAGCTTAACAAGGCGGTACGTGAACTCAACCGTACTATCCGTAAGGCTTCCACTTGCCGCCATTATAATGATTGTCCTATCCGTATCGAGTTGCAGAAGTCAGGGGGAATTGATGCAGACCAGCCATCATACCGACAGCCTGCAAGGCAGAAGCGGGTTCGCTCTCCTTCAGCAGCCCGTTCCTCCCAGTGTGGCGAGGACGGCATTTCCGACGAAGATATTGACCTCGATACCTGTGGGGACGGGCTTCAGTAAGCGCAGCGGGCAGGCAACAGTGAATGTCAACCGCATATCGGAAGACAGCCTGGAGGTGACTGCCACCTGCGACAGTCTGGCACGCCAGGTAATAATGCTGACGGAAGAACTGACACGTATCCGCAACGAGACATCCTCAGCGGTAGAGACCCTGCCTCCTGAGGTGATAAGGGAACCCACCGGCTGGCAGTGGTTTCAAATATGGACAGGTCGGCTGGCCGTTGCCGTCCTTCTTCTGATACTGATTAAACGGCGATTGAACAGAACTTAAAAAACAAAAGAATTTATGGACGGATTAATTTACGGACTGGCGCACCTCAAATTCAAGGAGAAGGAAATCGGCCTTATCAGCGAGGAAGGCCTGCAGCCTGCCGGGAGCGCCCCGAGTACCACGGACATCTACGCCGCGCAGGTGAAGGACGGCCCGGTAATGACACTCACCACCAATCCCGGCAAGAAGGCATTCACCTGCACCCTGATAGAGCTGAACGCCGAGAGCCTGGTGAACACCATCGGCGGCACGAAGGACGCCAAGAACAACTGGGAGCCCCCCGAGAACTGGGAAGCCACGGGCGTGATGGACGTGGTTGCCGACAGCGGCGAGACCCTGCGCTTCTACAATGCCAAGGTGACCGGCAGTGACTTTGCCAACGGCATCAACTCCTCCAACGTGCTGGGGCTTTCTCTGAACATCGAGCTGCTGAAGAATTCTGAGGGCAAGCGCATGAAGCTCTTCGCCAAGGGCATCGACCCGGATACGGGTACCGAGGCTGTAGACTAATGGGGGGCTGCCCATGAAACCGAACTTTGAACTGGAATCCCTTGCGGAGAGGGTCATGTCGGATGCCGGCATTTCCCTTCCGCTGCGGCTTCCCGGAGGGAGACACATCCGCTGGGTGATGCGGATACCAACCCTGGAAAGCCGCTGCCGCATGGCACGGATGTATCTGAAACTGGGTGTGACACACGAGGAACTCAGGGCCTACACTTTTGAACAGAAGCTGGAGTTTATGGTGAAGCACACCAGGACAGTGAGCCGCATGGTGGCATATGCCATCGTCCGCGGCAGGGTGTCGGGCAGGCTTCTGAACCGTCCGGTGGCATGGATGCTGCGCAGCTGCATGCACCCCTCCGCCCTGGAAGACGCCTGGATGATTGCACTCAGTACGATGAGTACCATCCCTTTCGGGAATATTATCAGATTGGCCGAGGTAATGAGCCTGACGGCGCCCAATCTGAGCCAAAGAAAACAGAACGGGAGTTAAAGGGGTACACGGAACCCGCCCATAGCCCGTTCGGTCTCGTGGGACAGATAGCCCGTGACACGGGCTGGAGTGTGGACTACATCATGCGCGGTGTGAACTGCCCGATGCTGATGCTGATGTGGCAGGACTTCCCCCGCCATGTGCCGGGAAGGAAGAAGACCACGCAGGAGATGGTTGCCGAGAGGAGAAGCCGCAACGGGCAGCCGGACATATCTCCGGCGGACTATTTACAACAATTGCTTGACGAGGAGGAAAACGCTGATGAATCCCATTAAACTTGAAATATTCCTTGATGACAAGACGCTGGCGGGCATGAGGTCGGTGGAAGGCAACGTGGCCAACATGGAGGCTTTCACCAGGCGGATGATCGGGCATCTGAAACTGGAACTGAAAGATTTGGAGAAGGAGTATAAGAATCTCCAGAAACAAGGGCTTGCCGGTGAGAGGGAGATGGCTGACATCCAGGCGCTGAAGGGTGCCATCGGCGGGTTGAAGGAACAGCTTAAGGAATACGAGGCTGCCAAAAAACGGGCGGGCGAGACACCCGTCATAGGCAATGACCCCGCACCGAAACTGAACAGCGTGAAGATGAGCATGGCGCAGATAGCCCGCGAGCTTCCGTCACTGGCCATGGGACCGCAGATGTTCTTCCTGGCAATATCCAACAACATCCCGATGTTTACGGATGCGGTGGGCAATGCCAGAAAGGAGTACGAGAGACTGACGGCGGCAGGCCAGAAGGCGACACCGGTATGGAAGCAGGTGCTCTCGTCCCTTTTCTCGTGGCAGACTTTCATGGCTACCGCCATCACGCTGACTGTCGTATACAGTAAAGAGATATGGGAGCTTGCCGGCCGGATGCGAAAAGGAAGCAGGGCCGCCCTGGAGATGGCGGATGCCCAGGAAAAGATAAATGACTCGCTGGACACTTCCAGCCTCGGCAGACAGCTTGTTACAATCCGCTCCTTGCAGGAACGCTGGAATCAGCTGGGCAATGACCTGGCAGAGAAAAAGAAGTTCATTACGGACAACAAGGACGAATTTGACAAGCTGGGCGTGTCCGTAAGCAATGTGGATGAAGCCGAGAACGCGCTGGTTACAAATACGGAGGCCTTTATCCAGGCCATGACTTTGCGTGCGGAGGCTGCCGCAGCCTTTAAGCTGGCAGCGGAAGAGGCGGAAAAGGCATTGAAGGCCCAGACGGAGATAGACCGGAAAAAGAAGGAGGGTCCAAGCTGGAAAGACAAGGCGGTTTCATTCCTGTTCCTTGACCCTCAATGGACTCCGGGCTCCATGTCCGACAAACAAGGCACATCAAGGGCCGAAACCGTCTGGAATGCAGGTATCGGGAAACAGAATGCCATTAAGGAAGTAGCGGAGCAGGATGCGGAGACTTATACAAAAACATACAATGACAAACTGATGGAGTCCGCCAGAAAACTGAAGGAAGCCGGGATCACGGAGAAGACGGACAAAGAAAATTCCAAAGGTACCAGACTTGACTATGCCGCCGAGCTTGCCGACGCCCGCATCCGTGCCCAGCGGAAAGTGGAGGCCGCCCGCATCGCCGTGATGGTGGAGGGACGGGAAAAACGCAAGGCGCTTGCCGAAAAGGAGTATAATGACACTCTTGCCGCTATCGACAAGGAAGAACGCGATACCCTTGCCAAACTGGAGAAATCAAGGAAGGCGGGCAGGAAGGTGACTCCCGAAGAAGAGAGGCAGGTGAAGGACGGCGCGACGGCACAACGCGCCCTTGCCCGGGTACAATACCTGCAGGACACCTATAATATAGAAAAGGAATGGCGCGAGAAGAACCGCCAGGACTGGATTGACTACAACAAGGAATACGGCACTTACCAGGACAAGCGCCTTGCCATCGTGCAGGATTATGGACTGAAGATAGCCCGTGCCGAAACCGAAGGCGAGAAGGAATCACTGAAAAAGAAACGGGACAACGACTTGAAGGAACTGGACTTCGGGGAATTCAAGAAGACCGTCAACCTGGCCGACGTATTCGGTAACCTGGACGGACAGAGCACTGAAGCGCTGTTCGTTCTCCGCGACAAGCTGAGGGAATATATCAGCGGTGCCGCCAAGGAGCTGCGCCCGTCCGATTTAAAGGAATTGCAGGATGCCCTTACGGATATAGACCTGAAGATTGCCGACCGCAAGCCTTTCCGGGAATTGAAACGTTCGCTGGCGGAGTACGGCGAATCCCAGGCGGCAGTGGAGAGCGCCCAGGAAGACCTGAACACCGTAATGGCAGGAGGTGAAGTGGTTACGGGTATGTATAGGGACGAGACCGGCAGACTTGTAGCCGGACTGTTGACCCAGGAGCAGGCTGAAAGGAACCTTGCAGCCGCCCAGAACAACCGTCTGAAAAAGCAGGCGGCATTGGCGCAATCGTTGCAGGGTGTGGCGGGCAGGATGTCATCCTACGGTCAGGCTGCCGGTACCATCATCTCCACACTGGAAGGCTTCGGCGTCACTGTTGACGAGAATGTGAAAGGCGTGGTGGAAGGTTTCAACACCATGAGCGAAGGTATCAGCGGGTTTGCCCGGTCCCTTCTCAGCATGGACGTCGGCGGCATGATAAGCGGTGTGGTGAATACCGTTGGCGGTGCCGTCAAGAGCGTGGGCAGTCTGTTCGGTGTCGACTGGGGAGGTGAACGCTCGGAAAGGCGCTACCAGCAGGCCAAGGAGAAATACGAGAGCTATATGGAAGTGCTCGACAGGGTCATTTCCAAGCAGAAGGAGCTTGTCTCCTCCATGGAGGCGGACGACTTCGCCAATGCGGATAACTCTTATGAGCGTGCCCGCGAGCTGCTGAAGAAACAGCAGGACTATGCCCGCGAGATGGGCAAGGCCTATCTGAATGCGGGTGCGAGCAAGGGGTTCCTGGGCGTGGGGTCAAGCGCCTCGCACGGTACCGACCAGCGCAAGGATATTTCCCGGTCTGCCTGGGAGCAAGCCAGGAAGGTGCTGGGCGGTGACTTCGATAAATACGGCATAGGGGACGGCCGCATGACGGGGCTCTTCGACCTCCCGTATGAGCAGTTGGTGAGACTCCGTGATGAAGCAAGCGGATTTTGGAGCGAGCTGCACGAGGACACACGGAACTACCTCGAGCAGATTATCGAGAGCGAGGAAGCCTGGCAGGAGGTGCAGGATGCCCGTAAGGAGGCACTGACGAAGACGGACTTCGACAGTTTCTACAACGGCTTCGTTTCCATGCTGTCCGATATGGACGCCACTTCGGAGGATTTTGCCGGCAGCTTTGAGAAGTACCTTCAGAATGCCATTTTCTCCGCACTGGTGGCCACCCGGTACAAGGACAAGATACAGAAGCTGTACGACTCATGGGCTGACATGGCCGACAAGGACGGGCTCTCTTCCATGGAAGCGGAGAAACTGCGTGGAGACTATCAGAAGATGATTGATGAGATGCTGGCGCAGCGGGAACAGATAATGGAGGATTTCGGTTGGGAAGGCTCTTCCGGCAGTTCAAGTTCCCAGTCCGGACGCAGCGGGGCTTTTACTGCCTTGACCCAGGAGCAGGGCACCAAGCTGGAAGGTCTGTTCACCTCCCTGCAGGACCATGCCGGCGGCATACACAAGTTGCTGGAAGAGCTGAAGCAGGGGCGTTCGGCAGACCATGACATATTCCAGCAGATAGCAGAGAATACTGCTTACTGCAAAGTATTACAAGACATATTCGACCTCCTGGCAAGTAAGGACCGGGACGGATGGAAAACCATTTGATGTTATGAAAGATTTGACCGGATACATGACCGTCAACGGCAAGGATGCCTGGACGGAATATTCCGCTTTCCTCTGTGAGGACAGACGGGAGGACAACTTCAATTTCAGTGAATTGCTGAAACCGCTTGAAATGAAGGCATACACCTCTGTGGATTTTCGGGAGCGTAACGGTGAGGAGCTGCCGGAGGTATTGCCGTCTCCGTGTTGTAAGGCCAGGGACGTGACGTTGTACTTCGCCATATACGCCTCTTCTCTGGAGGAATGCGAGACCCGCCGTGCGGCATTGATGAAGGTCATGTATTCCGGATGGGTGAACCTTCAGGTAAAGGGCAGGACATCTGTCTATAAGTTCTACTACAAGTCTTCTTCCGACTTCGACACCGTGACGGATGTATCCGGCGGGATGGTCGTAGAGAGATGGAAAATGAAGTTTCGGGAACCGAAACCCGGAACTCTTTAAATAACGATTAAAAGCTGTTTGAATGGAACTCAAAATCTATAACCGGTCCGGAGAGTTGAAACTGACGGTTTCCACATCTTCCTCCTCCACCTGGAACCAGGAACTGATGAAGGAATACTCTGTGTCGGTCTCCTTTACCCACCCGTCCTACGTGATGCTGGACGTGGAGGACTATGTGCTGCTGGAGGGAGTGAAGTTCAGTATAAAGAAGGAGTACAAGCCCAGGCAGAAGGATACACAGACCTACAGTTATTCGGTGAAGTTCTATGCCCCCATACATGACGCGGAGCAAGTGAAGTACCTGCATCTGACCGATGGGGCTTATAACCCCCAGTTCAGTCTTGACGGCGGTCCCCGGGAGCACCTGCAGAAGTGGGTGGAGAACATGAACCGCATTTACGGGCGTGAGGTCTGGAGCATCGGCGACGTGGTGGTGGCAGACAACCGGACCATCGAATACAATAATGTCACCTGCTGGGATGCCGCCACAATGATTGCCGAAGCGTTCGGTACGGAATGGTGGACGGACGGCTTCACCTTCAATCTTTCGCGCTGCGAGCATGGGGAGCCGGTAGAACTGGGCTATATGCGGGGGCTTACCTCATTGGTACAGTCGGAGAACAGTGACAGTGTAAAGTTCTTCACGCGTCTGATTCCCCTGGGCTCGACAAAGAACATCGACCCCTCCCGTTACGGCTTCTCCCGTCTCCAGCTCCCTGACCGGTCCAAATATGTGGACCGTAACACGAACTACGGTCTGTATGAACACGTGGAGGAGGATGCCTTTGCCGGAATATTCCCCCATTATACGGGCAGTGTGACGGCTGTGCGCAGTGAAGAGAAGACCGGGGATGACGGGAACAGGTTCACTGTCTATTATTTCAAGGACAGCGGCATGCAGTTTGACCCGAACGGGAATGAGATAGCCGGCCTGGTGAAGCATGTGTCGTTCCAGACAGGGGACCTTGCCGGGCGTGACTTCGAGGCAAACTATGACTCAAAAACGAGGGAATGGGAAATCATCAACACCTATCCTGATGACAAGACGCAAATACCGGGTGGCAGTCTGATACCGGCTGTCGGGAATGAATATATTCCCTGGAACTTCCGTATGCCGGTGGAATACGAGACGCAGGCTGAGCTCGACTACAAGGCCGCCGTGGATGACTATCTGGCCAGATACAGTGAGGACGTGTCCAAGTATGGCGGTGACACGGACTATATTTATATAGACCGGAACCGGATACCGTTATTGCCGGGACAGCGTGTGCGGTTGCTGAGCGACAAGTATTTTTCAGCGTCGGGCGGGACCAGGGACACGCGGATGACGAAGGTCGTGCGCAAACTGGACAATCTCTCCATTGCTACAATAGAATGCACCAACCAGGTGGGAAAAGGCTGGAAGTCGCGGGTGGATTCAAGTCTGACGGACTTGAAATATATACTGGACAAGCAGCGGGAACAGCTGTCACTTGATATTCTGAAAAGCTGGGACGGGCGGCCTGCTACCGACAATACGGTCATGTCCGCTCTGAGGGTACTGAAAGAGATTGCGCAAAAAGCTTTGAGCAAGACAGAGCCCGACCAGACAGATTTCCTTATTCGTCTTCTCGGAGGTCTTGAGGTCGGCGATTCAATTGACTCCATGGTTGCCGGGAAAGGTATCATTGCCGATAGGGACGGCCGTATGCAGCTGTCCCGCCTCGAGGTCCGCGACAGCCTTACCGTCCTTGAGCTTATCTTCAACCGTCTCTCCGCCATG